GACTTCTTAAACGACACAGCATCAGCGAATGTATTGGCAACACTACAAGCTGCATGGGGTACAACAGTCACATGTGTATTCCTACAGGACAAGGGAACCGCAGTCGGTGCTACTAACCCTCTGTACACAGTTTCATTGCTAGTCAATAACACAACAGACATCAATGGTGCTGTTGGTGACATTGGCACACAGTCAATCACATTTACTGCTAACTCAACAGTTGCAGTAGCAACAACAGGCACATTCTAAAAAACTAAACAAAGGGGCAAACCATGGCAAAACTAAAGATAGTTCGTACAGATGGAAGCGTATTGGAAGGCGAGATCACTCCAGCAGTGGAGTACTCATTTGAGCAGTACGCTAAAAAGGGCTTTCATAAGGCGTTTCGCGATGAAGAAAAGCAGAGCGATGTCTATTGGTTAGCATGGGAAGTAACACGCAGGTCAGGTGAAACTGTTAAGCCTTTCGGGATTGACTTTATCGAGACACTTAAGAGTGTTGAGGTATTAGACTCAGACCCTTTAGCTTAAAGCGCGATCTTCCGTTCACCTATCTAATTGCTAGGCTAAGCATTAGGTTGGGAATCGCGCCACAGCATTTATTAGATCTAGATAAGACCATGCTCGATGCACTTGTGCAGGGGCTTAAAGACGAGGCGAAAGAGGTGAGCGATGCCAGCAAGCGTAAAGGGCGCGGTCGCTCTTAGAAAATCTCTACGCCAATTTAGCCCTGACCTTGCTAAGGCTTTACCTAAAGAAGTTGCAGCAGCCCTTAAACCAATTACGAGAGCTGCTAAAGGGTATCTACCCGATGATGGGCAAGTCCTTAGCGGATGGCTAACCCGTGAAGGTTCACAGGCTCGCTTCCCTAGTTACAACGCTCGCATCGTCAAAGGCGGCATTGGCTATAAGACAACACCATCAAAGCCCAATCGCAGAGGTTTCAGATCTCTTGCTCGCGTATTCAATAAGAGTGCTGCTGGAGCAATCTACGAGACTATGGGTCGCAAAACTCCACAAAGCAGATTCGTACAGAATCAGCAAGGCAAGTACAGCTCACAGATGAAGGGCGATCAGAAGATGGAAGGTCGCGCCTTATTCCGCGCATACGATGAGAATAATGGCAAGGCTAGAGAAGCAGTCCTCAAGGCTATTCAAGGCGCAGCCAATAAACTAAACGCAAAGGCAAAGGTCTAAAACATGGCTAGTGTATTTATTGACATTGCTGCGGAGTTCACAGGTAAAAAGGCTTTTAAGCAAGCAGAGACTTCTACCGAAAAACTTACCAAGAATGTTAAGCAATTGGCTAAGACTTTTGGTCTGGCTTTTGGTACTGCTCAAGTCATTGCATATGGCAAGGCTTCTATCAAAGCGGCAGCAGCCGATCAGAAGGCGCAGCAACAGTTAGCCCTAGCTCTTAAGAATGTCGGGCTTGGTCGAGATGCTGCTGCATCAGAAGAATACATCCAGCGACTACAAACAGAGTTCGGCATTGTCGATGATCTTCTTCGTCCGGCATATCAAGCACTTGCAGTAGCCACGGGCGATACAGAAGAATCTCAAAGACTTCTTAATCTATCGCTAGACATTAGTGCATCTACTGGCAGAGATTTAACCGCAGTCACAGCAGCGTTAAGCCGTGCATATCTGGGCAATAACACAGCCCTATCTCGTCTGGGTGTAGGTATCTCGAAGGCAGATCTTAAGGCTAAGTCTTTTGAGGAAATCACTACTCAGTTACAAAGCACCTTTGCAGGATCTGCCACAGCAGCAGCAAATACTTTTCAAGGCTCAATCGACAAACTTGCAGTAGCTTCTGCCAATGCCAGCGAAATCATCGGAACTGGCTTAATTGATGCCCTGACTAAACTTGGTGAAGATACAAGCGTTGCAGATCTAGCGGCAAACATGGAAAAGACTGCTCTGTATATTGCAGATGTTATTCGTGGCGTAGGGGTCTTAGCAGGTAAGTTAAAAGATCTACCTATCATTGGCAACATTGATATTGGCATGATTCCAATTGTGGGCAGTTATCTGACACTATTGCGTGAGGCTGGCAAGCAAGCGCCTATCCAAAAGGCATCGGATAACGCTCACCTAAAATCATTACAAAATCAATTTACTGTCACAAAGAAAACTACTGTACAGAACAAGGCACTTACCAAAGAGACTGCTGCGCAGTTAAAGAATAAGAGATTAGAACAAGCAATCAACAAGGCTAACCTTGCTCTAAACAAGGGTGAAGAAGTCTTTGATCTGGACAAGATCCAGATTGCAGCAGCTCTTACTTCTCAAGCTGAGCAGTTAGGCAAGGCAACATCTAGCGCACAGGTTATGCAGATTGCTAATGATACGGCTCGCCTTAATGTCAAGAAGTCAATTCTTGTCCTAGAAGATGCCATTGCCGCTAAGGACGAGCAAGCCATCATTGCTGCTACCAATAAACTAAATGCAGACCTTAAGGTGCTTGGCGCTTTGTCTGGTCAGAATCTAAAACTTCAAGACATCAAATCTATCCTTGACAGTCTTAAGCCTGTGGATCTAATTAACCTAACTAACCTAGATGCTGCTATTGCTAAGATGATGGAGTTACTAAGACTGCAAGGCACTAAGCCATCTGTAAGCGGTGGCGCAGTAGGTGGCGGTAGCGGTGCTGCCGTGACTCAACCTAGAAGCATTGCAGAAGTAAATGCAGCAGTAGCAGAGCTTGGACTTAACACACAGATCCAACCTAACCTTCGAGAGTACACACCTAATCAGGGCATGATCTCAGGCATCAGTCCTAATGGTCGAGAGTTTAACTTTACTGTCAATGTGAACACAGGCATCGGAGATCCTAACGCTATTGCAGAGGCAGTAACTCAGGTAATTCAAGAGGCCGTAGATCGTGGCACTCTACGAGGAACAACGGATCTTTTCGCGATATGACATGGCTTCCAGAATGGCGCGTGACAGTAGGTGATGATGTCTATACGACAGTCACCTCTGTGTCGTTCGCATCTGGTCGCTTAGACATCGACCGACAAGCCACAGCAGGTTACTGCCAAGTACAGATCATTAACTCAGACAATGCGCCTTTTACTATCAATGTCACAGAGCCAATTACTTTAGAGCTAAAGAACAGTACAGGGGCTTATGTAACTGTATTCGGTGGCGAGGTCTCGGACTTTAACATCGGAGTGCGAAGTCCAGAGGAATCTGGTTATGTCACCACCGGCACTATCTTGGGTATCGGCTCACTGGCTAAACTGACTAAGGCTGTCTATAACACAGCACTGGCAGAAGGTTTAGACGGCACACAGATCGCAGAGATCTTAGGCCAAGCACTCAACCTTACATGGGCAGAAGTTACTCCGACTGTCACATGGGATACCTATCCCGCAGATGTCACATGGGCTAATGCAGAGTCTTACATCGGTGAAGTGGACTCAGGTTTCTACACAATGATTGCTCTTGCAGCTAGTGCCTCTGCTAAGTCTCAGACCTTGACAGATCAAATCGCTAACAGCGCACTTGGCCAGATGTATGAGGAAAAGGACGGGGATGTCTCATATGCCGATGCGGATCACAGATCTAACTATCTCGCAGCAAATGGCTTTACTAACCTTGACGGGTCTTATGCAACACCAAGTTCTATCACCTCAACAACTCAGATTGCTCGCATCCGTAACAGCCTTATCTACAGATACGCCACAGGATACGGATCAACCTACAGTACCTCTGACACAGACTCTATAGCCTCTTACGGCCTCTTTGAGCGTTCCTTTGACTCTAACATCAAGAACCTTGCAGACATCACGGATATCGCCTCTAGAGAGTTAAACCTGCGTAAGAACCCTAGAGGCTCATTAGGTGCAATTACCTTTCGCCTAGACAATCCAGATATGCCATCGGCCATGCTAGATAGCCTTATCGGAGTGTTCTTTGGTCAGCCTGTGCTTGTGTCTAACTTGCCTAGCAACTTACTTGATGGACAATTCGATGGTTTTGTGGAAAATGTAGCACTTCGAGCTACTCCGAGTTTTACTGAGATCACCCTTTACATCTCAGCAACAGACTTCTCACTCAGCACTACACAATGGGAAACAGTATTGCCAGCCTCACTTCAATGGACTGGCGTGAATGCTATACTAACTTGGACTAACGCGACTGGAGCACTAACCTAATGGCAACTACTACACCTAACTTCGGTTGGACTGTTCCAACCTCATCTGATCTAGTCAAGAATGGTGCAACAGCCATTGAGACTCTTGGTGACTCTGTCGATGCTTCACTTGCAGGCATGGTGGTCAATGCCCAGACTGGCACTACTTACACAGCAGTCAAGGCAGATGGACTTAACTCTATTGTCACGATGGATAACGCATCGGCTAACACTTTCCGCATCCCAACAGATGCGACTTATGACTTTCCAATCGGTACTACTTTGCTTGTCTATCAGAAGGGCGTGGGCATTACTACTATCAATGCTGTCACTTCTGGCACTACTACTATTGTTAGCGCAGGTGCAGTCCTTGCTGCTCCAGTCCTTGCCCGTTACAAGTCAGCAGCTTGCATCAAGATCGCTGCTAACTCTTGGGTTGTCGTAGGTGGCATTGCTTAATGATTTCCTCACTTGTCGGGATCATCGCCTCTAGCGGTGGGGTTGCAGGCGGTGACTATGAGTCAATAGCCACTGTTAATGTATCTAGTGCTGTTTCTTCGATAACTTTTAGCAGCATCCCATCTACTTATCAGCATCTTCAAGTCAGATTTATTTCTAAGTTATCCGCTGGAGACGATGTAATCATGCGCTTTAATGGTGATACGGCAAACAATTACTGGAATCACATTCTTTATGGCAATGGTTCTAGCGCAATCTCTAGCGTTCCTTTTGGTGGTGCTTATTCGGGTGTTGCTCTTTATTACACAGGATCTACTGCATCTATAGCAGGTGGAGTGATTGATGTGCTTGATTACACCTCAACCAATAAGAATAAGACTGTCAGGTTTTTAGGCGGTTATGATGACAATGGAAGTGGCAACATTGACTTGGCTTCTGGATCATGGTCAGCTACTCCAGCCGCGATTAACTCTATTGTGATAAAGCCAGTATCGGCTAACTTTAGCCAATACTCATCCTTTGCCCTATACGGAATTAAGGGGTAGTCATGCCATCAACATACGAGCCAATCGCTACCCAGACTTTAGGTAGTGCTGCATCATCTGTAACCTTCTCAAGCATTACAGGAACTTACACAGATCTTGTTTTGATTGTGACACCTCAATCTTCTTCGGGCACTGCATCAGTGGACATACAACTTAATGGTGATACGGGAACTAACTATTCTTTGACATTTCTTTACGGGGATGGTTCAAGTGCTGCTTCGGGTCTAGCAAGTAATAATGCTGTGGCTAATGGCGGCACAGCTGTATCGACTGCAAGCACATTTTTAATCAATACTGTGCAGATAATGAATTATAGCAATACGACTACTTACAAGTCTTTGCTGACTCGCGCTAACAACACCGCAGGAAATGTACTTACTTCTGTGTCTATGTGGCGCAATACCGCAGCAGTAACAAGTATTTTATTAAAATTATCAACCGGCGCAAACTTTACAACTGGCTCAACCTTTACCCTCTACGGAATTAAGGCGGCATAATGCCTACTACATTTACTAAGATTGCATCCGTAACTGTCGGATCAGGTGGGGCTAGCACTATTGACTTTACTTCTATCCCTAGCACTTACACAGATCTATGTGTTGCTCTAAGCCTACGCACAAACAACGACCCAGACGGCGGTGCTTACGGGATTTGCGCGATCTCATTTAATGGCAGCACTTCCAACTTAACTCAGAAGCGTTTACAGGGTTCAGGTTCGGCTGCTAGTTCGTTCTCATTTAGCAACGCTCAATTTCCTGTTGATGGTTCTGCCAATACAGCTTCGACCTTTGCTAATGGTTCAGTCTATTTTCCTAACTACGCAGGAAGTGATTACAAATCTTTTAGCATTGACAATGTAATGGAACAGAACAGCACAACAACATTCATGACTTTGATCGCTGGTCTATGGTCACAGACTTCCGCAGTTAATCAACTGACATTCTCGGCAGTCTCTGGATCTTTTGTTCAATACTCAACGGCAACGCTTTACGGCATCAATAAATCATAAGGAGACAACATGGCAGACACAAAGATCGAAGTTAATTGCGCTACTGGGAAAGTCTCAGAGATCGAATTGACAGCAGAAGAAGTAGCACAGCGCACAGCAGATGCTAAGGCTTATGCAGATGCTAAGGCAGCAGAGGATGCAGACAAAGCAGCTAAGGCTGCGGACAAGGCTGCACTATTGGAGCGACTAGGCATTACAGAAGAAGAAGCCGCTCTACTACTGGGATGAAACCTAAGTTAAGTCACGCAGCGATCCAGTTACGAGAACAGATAGATGACTCGTTCCCAGATCGTGACCGCACATCGGATGGCTGGATCGGTGATACCCGACACGCTGCTCGCAAGTCTGATCATAATCCAGATGAGCAGGGCTGGGTACGCGCCATTGATGTCGATCGTGACTTATTCAAGGGATCAAAGCCAGACATTATGGGCGATCTTGCAGATCAGCTTCGTGCCTTATCAAAATCAAAAGCAGACACGCGTATTAGTTACATCATTTTCGATGGACACATCTGCTCAAAGATCCTTAACTGGAAGTGGCGCAAGTACACAGGGGCGAACAAACACACTAAGCACATGCATGTTAGCTTTAAGAAAGAAGCTGACAATGATGGTGCTTTTTATCAAGTATCTATGTTAGGCGGAGAATAATGAATGAACTAAAGACAGCAGCAGGCTCATGGGCTAGAGCATTCCTAGTAGCAGTAATCTCAATGGCAGCAGCTGGGGTCACAGATCCTAAGGCTCTCATTGCAGCAGGTGTTGCTTCTATCCTTCCACCTGTACTGCGCTACCTATCACCTAATGATCCTGCTATGGGAATCAAGAAGTGACACAGTCAGACTTCTTTACCCTTTACCTTGCCACCATTGCTATACTCGGTGGCTTGTCTGGCTATGTAATCACCCACCTGTTGTCTGAGATCAAAAGACTCAACACGCGAGTCGATGAGATCTATAACATCTTGCTTGACAGGTAAACTTTTGCTATGGCAAGAAAAGCAACTAAGGCATTAGAGGAACAGGGTTACTCAAAGCTTGATGCTTATTGCATTGGGCTTTATGAGTATTTCTGCTCATTGAAGCGAGCAGGTTTCGCAGAGGACATTGCTATGTTTATGATTACAGAGCCACAGGCTTACCCTCATTGGATCCTTCCAGACCAAGTAGAGCCTGATAAGTATGGCAACTATGAAGATGAGGATGACGATTAAGCGAATAGTCGTAGTCTCGGATCTTCAGGTTCCGTACCATGACAGGGTTGCTACTCGTAACCTTGCTAGCTTCATCTCTAAGTTTAAGCCAGATCAAGTAGTAACCATTGGCGATGAGATTGACCTTCCCCAGATAAGCAAGTGGGAAGAGGGTCGCATGGGCAGTTATGCCCAGACCCTAGATGATGATCGCAATGAAGCTGTGCAACTTCTCTGGGAGTTAGGCGTTACTGACTGTATTAGATCTAATCACACAGATCGCCTGTATAACATCATCATGGCTAAAGTGCCTGCATTCGGAGCACTGCCAGAGCTGCGCTTTGAGAAGTTCATGAAGTTCGATGAGCTAGGCATAACTTTCCACAAGAACCCAATGCCTATTGCACCTAATTGGATTGCAGTACATGGAGACCACACACCCATGAAGCCACAGGGGGGCTTATCAGCCCTAGAAGCGGCTCGTAGGCATGGAAAGAATGTCATCTCAGGTCATACCCACAGAGCAGGGCGTTCAGCCTTCTCAGAGGCTTCTGGGGGTCGTATAGGGCGTGTCTTGCATG